AATAGCAATTGCAGACGTAGATATAGTCAGAAGAGTTGTCATAGCTGTTCCGTCTAATATCTTAGATGCACTTTTGTATTGTATTGTCATGATAAAAAATAATTAAAAATATCTTGTTCGTTTTTTAAATCTTGTTGAAAAGAAAAATTAAGTTGTTGTTTCATAGTTGTCATAGACTCAATAATTTGTCTTTGATTTTCTACATCATATTCTTGTTTGGGTTCAGGTATGTAGTTAGTCAATTTAGCCATTATGCTTTATTTATTTTTCTTAGCGTTTTAGCAAATCTAGCTCTTTGACCTAATTTACCTTTAGCCTTAGCTGCTTTATTTAATTTATCTACAGGGATCTTTTCACCTTTTTTAATGTTTAAAGCTTTTCTTAAAGAACCTGGTTTCTTAATAGCTTTTTTAATATTTAATCTTTTTGTCATTTTATCTCCTTCCGTCTGGTTGCGCATCCATTCTAAAACTACCATAACGCCAAGTTTCGCCTGCAGCATCATTTTCTATTTTTAATGATAGTAGTCTTCCTCTCGCTCTGGTGTCTACTTTATCAGTAGTGCTGGTTATTGTAAAGGGTCCAAGTGGCGACCCTGTTTGAGTATCTGAGGGATAATCAGATATAAATAAAGTTACTTTAGAATTACCTACTAAAAATTTATAGTCTGGCATAAATCTTTTCATCGACATAAATAATTCTCCATCATCAATGTCAAAATCCCCAGATCGTATAAATGCATCTATTGAAGTTGTACCTGAACTATTAACTTGATCATTTCCTATTTCATGAGCATAATAAATACTAGCACCATATTTATTAGTAACACCAGATATCATAGAACACACTGGAGTAGCTGTAGTGTCATATTCAGTTGCATAAGGTTTTTCAAAAACACCTTGATCTTGATAAGTGCTACGAGCAAGAGATGAAGTAGTCCATACATTTTCTTGATAGTTATACGTTACACATCTGTCTATTTGTTCAGATCCTGATTTAGGATAAAACCAATTTACTTCTGTATATAAAGAATTAGGTGCAGAATAAATAGTAGCTGAAGATTGATAGTTAAGACCTAAATTTCCATTTTGAACTGTGAATACAAAATCCTCAACTAAACAAGGAAGAGCCTTGACCGTACCATCATACATAAAAAAACCACCTTCATTAGACATCCAGTAAACAGCTCCATTAACATAACTTGCTGCATGCTGTGCAATACACCCGCAATTAGTTCCTACTTGTCTAACTGAAAAAGTAAAGGGAGGTCCTACAAATTGAATAACATAAGCGGCAACATCTGTTAATACAAAAATATAATCCTTACCTTGTAAAGCTGCAGTAATTCTGTTTCCAGTATCTAATCTAAATGTTCCTGCCGTATTAGTAGCTGTGGGTAAATAAGTATTTAAATCTTCTTGATTTGAAAATCTTACAAACATAGGGTCTTGGGTATTAGGTGTTCCTATGGTTGTTTCAGTTCCAAAATGAAATAGATGTCTATCTCTATCTGAGACTAAAGTAAATCTGCTAGCTGTTGGATTAGCATTCGTAGAAAAATCTGCTGTTGCTGTTGATGCTCTTATTGTTCTAGGATTACTAGCACCCGCATTCCAAGTAAACGTTTTACCATTAAATATAGTTGCAACTAATACTTCACCAAAATTATCTAAAGACCAATTACCTGGATCTAATGTTACGTTACTAACAGTTCTTTCACTTCCCCAAGTAGAGTCTCCCCATAAATAGGTACCCCATCCATAACCTGTTGTTTGAAACGTGGGCCCAATTTCAATATAGGGATTAATAGTTGCAGCTCCTGCTCCTGTAGTATTACCGGTAGCATTTGTTCTCATTACAATATTAAAACTATTTGCATCATTAACTTGTACTATTTCAAACGCTCCTATTTCAAAATCATCAGCCACATAGCCTGAAGTTGGGGGAGGAGTAACCGACGTAAAAGTTATATATTTTCCTAAAGTTAAATTATGCGATGTTTTATTTACTGTTACAGAAGTTGAAGAGGCGTTAGTATCGAACGTAGCTCCAGTAATCGCTGTATCTAATGGAGTAATGTCATAAAAAGCTTCTCCATAATATAAAAATAAACCTTGTGATGTTCCTATGGCCGTATATCTTTCCCCTTTTAAACTAGTAAAAGATAGTTGAGCTCTTGCTACTCCAGGTAATGTTTCATTAGAAACAGTTAATTGTTCCCATCCACCTATTTTTTCAGGTGCTGTATATCTAAAACGTACAAAATCTCCATCTACCCATTGCCCAGGAAGAGCGGAAGGTACGCTTTGTTTATTAAAACCAGGTGCGAAGTCTACTTTTTTAAGTGCCATAAGCTTGAATATACAAGGTTTTTATTATTTTTAAACAATTAAATATCAAATCCAGCATTAAAAGCTATTGATATTCTTTCTTTTTTTGAAAGATTAGGTTCTACATAATGTGTAACCCATGAAGGAAATATATATAACATGTTTTCCTCTGGCTGCATAAACCATTCAGAGGAGTTATTAGTATTGAAATTTTTAATATAATTTTGATGTAAAAAATTGTCTATTAAATTATTATTTTTAAATACTATTCTTCCTGAATTTTTAGGAACTTTAACATAATAAACACCTGATAAAATTGAAAAGGGATGGGTGTGTGGTTTATTAAAATCTTTATATCTATTTATACAGAACCACATATTATTTAATTTAGTTTCCTTAACCAATTCCATATTATTAATAGATATTTCTTTTAATTTTATATTTATTTCTTTTTCAAGTTTATTAAAAATAATATTGGTTTTTGGTATATCTACTTGATCTCCTCCAACACCACTTCTATTTTTAATTTTTTTAGATTTTTTATTTAAACGGATACATTCTTTTTCTATTTCTTTAGAATTTAATTTTAACTTATTTATAATAATAGGACAGTTAAATAGATTAATAACTTGCATCTAACTAATATTAAAATTCAGTATGCATTTATTACTTTTAATGGGTTGTTCCGCAGTATGAAAATATTTACCATTAAAAACAACTGCTCTACCTTGTTTAGGTGTTATTGTTTTATACTCTATTAAATTTTTAGTTTTAGGAATTATTTGTTTTTTATGTATATTTTTATTAAATTGATTTTTATAAATTCTTGTTCTAGCTTCATTATCATTAACATAATAAAGAATTACAGTGTGTGGATCTTTTTGATCTATATGGGGATCATCAAAAACAGCTTTTTCTTTTATTAAAGGTATTTGTAAAAAAGCTCTACACTTATATATCTCAGCTATTTTATTTTTTTTATATTTTAATTTATCTCTAACATTATAGACAATAGGTAATATTGTATTTAAATAAGGACTATTAACTTGTTTATCTAAAACAAGATAATGACCGAAACCACATCTTTTTTCATTAGTTTCATCTTCTCCATATGTTATATCAGAAACATAAAACCAAGGAAAACTATTAGAATATAATAAATTTTTTATTTCTTCCTGTGCCTCTTTACTTATAACATTATCTATCACATGAATTTTATTCATTTTTGTTTAAAATAATATTCCAATCTAGTTTTTCTAATATTTCTTTTAATAATATATCTTTTTTATTATTGTGTTTAACATATTTATTTAATTCTTCAACATCAACAATTATCCAATTATCTTTAAATTCAAATAACATTTTATCTGCTTTAGAATTAAATTTACCATTTTTACCGACACTACCATCATTAAATTTTTTAATAGGAGATAAATCGTATTTATATATTTGATTTGTTTTTTTATATAAAATTCCAGATACATCCCACATTTCTTCTTTTCTTTGTTTTTCATTTGCCCAATTTACTCCTTTTAGATTTTTTTCTACAAATAACATTATGTATTATTTAATTTAAAAAAATTAGGAAGACCAACATGTCTTCTATTGTCATAAATATTTACTTTAGATTTTATATTATTGTAATGTAAAAAAACTTGAGCACAGTGATCCCCTTTAAACTTGTCTCTCCAATGCTTTAATTCACATCCTTTATATATAAGCATATCACCTGGTTTTAAATCTACCTGTACTTTTTTCTTTTCACTTATTAAAAATATTGACCAACTGTCTCCACCTAAATTCATTGTTGTAGATATCTCACATTGTGATCTATCTATATGTTTTTTTAAAACAGCTCCTGTTCTATAATTTCTAGCATAAGAATAACTTGGATTTAATTTTAAGTTAGTTTCTTTTTCAACAGTTGAATGAAGCATTAATAATAAAGTTTCCATAGCTACATCGGCATAATGAGCATAAGCTCCTTCTACTTGTCCATCATTAAAAACTCCAAAGTCTTGATTAAAAGGTGAGATATATTTTGTGTCAAAAAGTGTTTTTGCAATTTGTTCTTTAATTAAAAAATAATTATATACAAAATTAATTATATTTTTATCAACTGCTTTTCTAACAATACAAAATTTATTTTTTTTAAAATTATACATTTTTAATAGGCAATAAACTTGATTGTATATTCCAGTGAATAAATCTAAACGGTTCTTTACCTGAATCTACAGAAAATTCATGAGGTAAATAACTATTGAATATTATAATAGTTCCTGGAGTTGGAGTTAATCTAATTTTATTGGTCGCAAGACACATTTCATTAGGATTTTTTAATTGCAGTTTTGTCATTTCTGCACCAGGTCTTGGATCATAAAAAACTGGTTTAGATGTTTCAGGTGAACATTTTAAAAAATAAAAACCAGAAACATGATTATTGTAATGTGTATGTACACTTTGATGACCACCTCCATTTTTAGAAAATTCCTGCACCCATAATTCAGTAAAAACAGAATTATATTTATTCATTGCGTATCCTTGATTATTTAAAAACTCAATTGATTTAGCACCTGTGTATTCTATAAACTGTGAAAAATTTTTATCTCCTAATAAAGATGTTGAGCTGTGAGAGTATCCAAAATCTTTTGTTTGTTTTATAATTAGTTTATTCCTTTTTCTAGATTCTTTAATATATGGATCTGTAGATTTAATTAAATCTTTTAAAAACTCAGGTCTTTCTTCAACCCATATGGGGGATATAAAGTGTTCTGACTGTTCCATTTATTTAAATGGGTATCCTAAATTCCAAATAACTAGAGAATACCTCACTCCTTTCGTAACTGGTTTAACTCTGTGCCATACATGAGATGGAAATACAATAATAGATCCTTTAGAAAATATTTCTTTTGCTTGTGAAAAATGTTTTTCTTTTTGATTTCTAAAATCAAACTCTAACTCACCACCCTCATATTTAGATCCATCGGTTAATTGACAAGTAACCGATAACTTTCTAATTTTTCCATTATTTTTATATGGTTTTTCTAAAGAATCACAATGCCAATCATAAAATTGATTTAATTTATATTTAGTAAATTGACATTTTTCAGATGAATCCCAATCAAAATTCCAACCTGCATTTTTATTTGCTTCTTTTATAAAAGGTTGTATTTCCTTATGTATCCATAAATCATCTAAAAAAACTACGTCTGAATCTCTAACTTGTTTTAAAATTTTTTTATCCTTATAAGTTAATTTTTCTTTTTCTAAATTTTTATCAACACCACCAATTAAACCTTTTTTTGATTTATTATTTAAACCATGTTTAATGACTTCATCACAAAATTTGTGAGGCAAAGCTGATTCAAAGTACCAATAATAATTTTCAAATACCATCTACTATTTTAACATTATAATTAATTAAAATTCTTTTTCTATCTACAGGATTATTTTTAATAAAATAATTCAAATCACTATTAAACATAGCATAGTGACCAGGTGTTAATATAATATTTTCTTTTTTTAACAAATTTCTTTTATTTTTATATTCTATATCAATATCAGAATAACCTTGAACACAATATAATAATGTAAACTCTGGAGAATTTTTTGGATCTTCAAAATTAAAATTATTTGTTTTAGGATAATTTTGTTTGTATTCATTAACTATTCCAAAATAGTTAAAAATAGAAGTAGTAGAAAAATTTTTTAAGTTAAACATGTCTCTAACATAATCAAATACCCAAAATATATGCTTATGATGTTTTACAGGTATACTATCTGTTAAAGGAATATTATTTATTTCAGTTTTATCTTTATATTCTTCATCAGCTTCAAGAATATGTGCTCTTAATAAAACATTATCTACTAATGATTCTTTAGGTAATTTACCTTTTACAATAAATTTTTCAGATAATACTTTCTTTTTCATAACTTTATTAAAAGTTATATATAATCTATATTAAATAAAAGTCAATTATGCAGTAGGTTCTGGAGAATGTAAAACCCAACTTTGACTTCCCTCATCCCACATATAATAATCAGGTTCAGGATTATCTGGTTTTGAAGTAGGTGCTTCCCATTCATAAGAACTTGCGTTCCAAGTCCAACTTGGATAAGGTTGTTTTATTTTAAATATATCATTTGTTTCATCATAAATCATACCAACTGAAGCATGCGTTCCTCTAAATAATTTAGTTTGATCAGGATCTTGTTCAGTTGTGTTTGGAGTATAGTAAATACCGTGTCTTGAATTGTAAGAAGTTTGTTTCCATTTAGTCCAACCTGTACTATTTTCTAAAAACTGTCTTCCTACTTCTTCACTAAAATTATTATCACTATCTAAACAATCATTATCACTCACAGTTAAAACTGTTAGCACTTCATTTTGATCATTTAATTTTGCGAAACTTGCCATATTTTACCTATTGAAACTTGTATCTTAAAATTACTGTACCACTTCCTCCAGAACCAGATGGTCGAGGTTCTGAACCTCCACCGCCTCCAGATCCTGAATTTCCAGATCCTGAAGTTGCGTTAGCACCGTTGTTACCACCAGTACCGCCACCAGCTGAACCTGGTGAGTTATCTGAACCTCCGCCACCACCAGCTTTTGTAATTGGAGAACCTGGAATAGCTGAAGTCGTACCTGAACCTCCTGGTCCACCCGAACCACCTCCGCTGCCAGAGCCGCCTCCGCCGCCGCCTGGGTTTCCTGATGAATTTTTTCCAGAATTACCTTGAGGTGGACTTACTGGAGGTGTATTACCACTAGCACCTGCTTGTCCATTGTAGCCTCCTCCGCCACCAGAACCACCGGATCTTCCACCAGAACCAAGGCCACCGCCTCCGCCACCACCACTTGATGTGATAGTTGAAAAAATTGAAGTGCTTCCGTTACTGCCCTGTCCATTTTGAGGAGAAGCTCCTCCGCCACCACCTACTTGAATAGGATAAGTTTGTGTTGAAACTTCTATAGGAGTACATGACGCTTTAGGAGAATCAAAAGATATTCTAAAACCTCCTGCTCCACCGCCACCGCCAAAGTAACGACCTCCGCCGCCTCCTCCAGCAATTACTAAATAATCAACAGTATTAGAACCACCTTCATTTCCACCACATGAAACTACAAAACATCCACTAGCATTAAATGTATGTACTTTAAAATCTCCATCAGTTGTAACACAGCCTCCTGTGGCTGCTACAAATTTAGGACCACCTTGTCTTTGTCCAAAACCTGATGCTGCCCCTGCTCCGAATGAACCTAAAATTGGCATCTTTCTATAATCCTCCTATTATGCAAACTGTGTTTGCGCTGCTAATGCTGTAAACGTAGCGTCTCCAGTTTTAATAATTGTATACGTATAAACATCTATTGAACTTGCATTACCAGCAGTTGGCGCAGCTCCACCTTGCCACTCTGGAGTTATTGAAACACCATCGATAGTAACTGCGTTATTGTAATAAGCAGATCCACCTTGTGGCACTAAATGTGCAATAGTGATTGATTCACCTGTGTCCATAATTGAGTTTAAAGAATTTGATCCGTCACCTCTAATATTTAAAGTATAGTTTCCAGCAGCGTTTGATGTAAAATTTAATACGGCTTGTGTAAGAACATCATAGTTAATTGTTCCTGTAGCTGCCGTTGCTGAATTTGTAACTTTTTCTGCAACACTTTGAATTTTACCTTGACCATTAAAAGTTGCTCTACCAATTCCTTTTGGAGTAAGATTTAAATCAATGTTAGTGTCACCACCAGTAGTAGATATTTCAGGTGCATTACCGGTAGCTGCGTTTGCTATTGTAAATTCATTAACAGCGGTTCCAGCTGTAGTAAATGTAATTTGCTCGTTAGAGTTTTCATCAAGAATACCATGAGCTGTGTCAACAATAATATTTTGACTATTAGTATCTAAATCTGCTGAAAGTTGTGGTGAGTAGTCAGATGATAAATCTGTAAATGCTGTATCAACAACATTAGTACCATCAGAGTAAACCATTTTAGTACCTTTATCTGCCGCTGCCCAAGTCACCCCTGTACCAGAAGAAGTTTTAAAAGTTACTGCGTGAGAACCACTAGTAGCATTATCAACTATAAAAGTTTTTTCAATTGAATCAGGAATTACTACGTTAACCGCACCTGCAATTGTTCCTGTTAATTTTAATACTTTGTTTTTACCATTAGATAAAGCACCATTTGTAAAAACTAAAGTTGCTCCAGTTGTAACAGCAACGGCATCGTATCCACCGATTGCTTGTTCTAAAATTAATAAGTTTGTGTTTGTAATTTGTCCCCAAGTTCCTGAATTTTCTCCAGTAGCCTGAACTGTAAGTTTTAAACTTGCTGATGTTGAATTCGCCATATTTTTATACTCCGATTTACTTAATTTATTAAAATTTTGTTATAGTGTCAAACTATAATTATGCAGCGTTAGTATCGACTTCTTGCCATCCTGGAGGATCAACTGGTGCTGTGCCAGTATTAACTTCGTTCCAAATCAATACATTTGTAGCCGTTCCTAAGCTATTTGTCAATCCAAATCCTGTTGGGAATGTATTTGCATTTCCTGTTACTTCAGCAACACTGCTTAAAGTAGCTGTTAAAGGAAATCCTGTTACATCTACTTGAGTTAATGCTTCTAATTCAGCATTACCTGTAGTGATAGCCATTGATAAATTATTAGCTACATTTGCTACAGGCGCATTTGCATCTCCACTAATATTAAAAGTATTGCCAGCAGCTAAAGCAGCGGCCATTGCATTTCCAGTTAATGAAACATCTGGCTCTGGATCTACTCCAGAAAAGTTTTCTAGCATAGACATAGCTAGAGTTTCAGTTACTCCATTGCCCCAAGCGAAATTACCCCAGGCAGATTTGTATCCCCAATAACCAACCGAAGTGCTGGTCACCTGTGCTATTGTATTTGCATCAAGATTAGCTGTACCTTGAGACATTGTAATTGGTAAAGATGCAGGAGTTACTATTTCAGGATCATATGACAATTGCATTGTCATTGATATTCCAGTGGGCTCAAAAACAAAATTAGCAAATGCTTCTTCCTCACCAAGAGTAGCGGTTAAAGGTAATCCTGTAAGTTCTAAATTAGAATCTCCGTCAAATGCAAGACCTGCACTTCCTTCAAAAGCTGTTATAGATAAATTTGTATTATTAATAGGAACTGTTAATCCAGAAGATCCCCATAACTCAGTTCCCCAAGTATCAGATCCCCATCCTGTATTTATTTCATTGTCAATAGTTACAGAATTTAAATTCGCAGTTGCTTGAACTCCAGACGCTTGTAAAGTTCCAAGTATACTCCAACCATTGGTTCCCCAACCATCCTCTCTACCCCAACCTGAATTGATTTCACCTTCTTGAGTACCTGTACCTAAAGTAGTTGTAGCTAATAGATTAGTGTTATTAAGAGAAGTTGTTGCATCTCCTAATTCCCCCCATTTAGCGTAACCCCAGGTTACCTGGCCCCATGCACCTGTGCTCATAGGAGTTTACCTCCTATTAACCAGAGATTCTTAGAATCGCTGCAGTTGATGTTGGCGCTGGAAACTGAATTGTAAAAGTTCCTGATGTAGCTGTTTTATCACTTCCGAAATCTAAAATACAAACTGATGCATTAGTAGTATCAGATGATGTATTGTAAATCATTGCTCCTCTAGCAGTTAACGTTACTCCAGTAAACGATCTGTCTCCGAAGTCTACTCTCGCCACGCCTGCTGTCATAGAAGTAGCACCATTAACAAGAGCTCCGCCACCTGAAGTGTATTGACCACTGTTTCCAACTTGACCTGTAGCTGTAAACGCAGTTGTTGAAGAGTTTAGAGTTGCTGTAGAAATGTAAAGAGCTAATTTGAACTTATCACCACCAGTTTGTTTGAAATTCATGTCAGCTTCTAAAAGTTGTTTTTTAAATGAATTACAAATTGCTTGTGTTATTGCCATAATTTATCTCCTATTGTTTTCCTATTCGAGGAACACCTGCTTGGTATTCATCCCGTCTTCGTCTTCCCATTTGTTCAATTGAGAATCCTTTGACTGCCTCTGTGTATTTTTTATCATATAACTGGAGCATGTCAACGGGTCCTTTTAAGAAACCATAAGCCTCAACTAGGCAAGCATACAATAAACCATTGGGAAATTTTTGACTTAAGTATGTAGTTGTATTTGTAGACGATAATCCTAAAGTTTTCAAGATATAATTTATTTGAATTGTATAGGTCGCATCAGGTGTCGGGGCAAAAACCAAAGTGTCCTCATCCCAATAGCTGTAATATTTAGGAACCCCTGTTTCTCCTTTAGGGTTAAATTCTGCCATAAAATTAGTATCTCTATATTGAAGAAAATCTCTATTATCGGCAGAAGCCGTTCCATCAGAATCTACGATTTGAGCAGATCTTACAATTAATAAATCTTCAGGTGTATCAATAAATCTAGTGTTTAAAACTAAACTAGCTGTTGCATATTTTCTATTATTGTCAGAGTCTACTTCTCTTAAAATTCTAAGTTCAGCATCTTCAATAAATCCATTTAAAATAGTATCTGTAAAAACATTACTGGATACTTCTGTGTAGTCTATAATTTTTTGTTTTAGTTCTGCGTATGTCATTAACTTCTCCCGTCCGTTATATTAACATTTAAAGGACCGGCAATACAACCATTTCCTCCACCTGTAAAGTTAGCAACCCAACTAAAACCTTCATCATTGTCTTTTAAATAATAACCATTTTGATTAGTAACTGTTGAGGGCTGACCTCCACTTGGAGAAGTTGTGGTACTTAAAGAATAAACCTCTCTTGCTCCAAAAATATTTGCTCCTGCATCGTGATTACTGGCAATAGTATTTTTAGGAGTCTGTCCTCTAAACGGTGAATTAGTTCCTCTAATTAAACCGGATAAAGTTTTTGTACCAGAATTATATGCTGTATATTGAATTACTTCATTTTCATATAGCCCACTTGTAGCATTAATTTTTTCAATCATTAGGTATCCACCGTTAGTGTAAAATGAAGTTGTATCATCTACTACCATTGAAGTATCTGTAGCAGTTATGTTTGCCGATAAAGTTGTAGTCATTTCTAGTTCTTTAATAGAGATTATAAATGCAGATCCTGCTGTTGACAAAGGTTGGGCTATACTCATTAATCTTACAAAATCTCCAACCAATATTCCACTGTTAGGTTGAGATACTTCAAAAGTTGCTCCGACAGTAGGGAGATTTGGTGTACTAAAAGGATTTATCTCTAAAAAATCTCCTGTAGGTAATTCTAATCTATCGGGTCTTGGATGCATTAATCCTTGTGGATCAGCAGTAAAAGGTTTAGGTTCTAATTGTGGTTGTTTAGGTTCATACTCTGAAATATGTACTCTTGCACCATTCCATTCTCTAACCATTTCAGTATAGGGATATTGCAAACCGCTTCGGTCTGAAATAAATAATGCATGTTTTCCTCTTGCTGTGTTACCCATAATTATATACTCGGAAAGTAAGTTTTAGG